ACCCATGAACTGATCGATCGTGATATGATCGTAATTGGTTGACCTGAATTTAAAGTCATCCTCATACAATGCTTGAAGTGCAGCCATTACAGCTTTATCCTTCATGGATGCTTCATTCATCATAACTGAACCATTGAACATTGGAGTGAGATCAGATTTGAACATTGGATTTGAATTAACTTTTTTCATACTCTTAGTATAGGTGATGTTGGGTTGGAAGTCAAGAGCTGTTTACACTCTGTCATAATTATCCTCTACCTAGATCACTCTCAATCTCTCTTGATGTGAACTCATGCATATCATGCATTCGATTGGATTGACCAAGCAACTCAACATACTCAATGATCACATCATTCAAGATCGTTTGATCCTCGGGTAAGAGTTGAGCAAGATTCATGCATAATTCTTTTTGATATCTGTTCATCGTGTTAACCTCGTGTGTATATTCATAGTATAGGTCAGATCAGCTCAACGGTCAATAGTGCTTCATACTCTGTAACATTGGGTATGCGTACAGATGCTCGCACCATCTCACATTAAAATATTGAGGTCAGCCGCTCGTGCTTCGCACTCGCTCCATTAACTACATGGTGTCGCCGTGTGCATGTGCAACGCCTACCAACCCGAGCCATCAGAGCGAGCGAAGCGAGCGGGCATAGTGATACCTATGTACTACTACATAAGACGCCATCAGGTTTTAACCTCTTAACAGGTTTCAGCCTCTTAAATGTTACTTAGCAGGAAATATTAACCCTACTAAGTATAAAGAAAAACGCTGAGACCCCCTGCGGGGGAAGCGATCTCACGCTCGAAATCGAGATAGACTTCACAAAATTATGTCAAAATTTAAGGGCTTGTTTCGCTTCATCATACGTGTTATGGAAGACACACGCTCCCAGGTAACACCCTAAGTAACGTTCAAAGGTCGTTTTACCTCCTTCAAGGTCATACGAGTGAATCGTTGCACCCGCTGGCGACGTGTAAAGCAGTTTGGGCTTTCTCATACTTTTTAATCAATTTAATTGCTTTTTTCCTAGAGGTACATTCCTGTGCTTTAGTCGAAAGCTTTACTAATTTCTTTGGTAACTTCTTCAATACTCTCTGTCATTAAACGGTAACCACTACCCACATAAATCTGTCCCAACACAACTGAGATGGTAGCAAGTCCCCAGAAGATATAATAATAACCTGACTTAATCTGATGCTTCTTCATTCCAGTATGTATAATATGTATATCCGAGTATTCATTCGTTGTGAGTTGGTGGTAGAATTGGGGATATAAGTATTAAGAGAGGGATCGATGTCTACGAAGTAGATAAGATCCCTCTGAGGGGTCGGGTCCACCCTTCCCTTCCCCTGTATACGGTGGAACTCGGTCTAAGTCCAGGTGGGAGTACCTTTTCCAGAGTTAATACCTCTAGCTTTTTGTCTTTGTTCAAGATTCATCCCAAGTACCATGTGATTAGCAGCTGCTTGGGGATCATCTTGCCATGTATCTAGTATATCTCTCCATTCTTCTCTATTTCTAGCTTTGACCATTTCATATGCTGAGATAGAGAGAGCATCTGTGAAATACTTGACGCCTTGGGCCAAACAGTCCAATCTGTCATCGTGTTTAACAGCTCCTTTCTCTCTACACATTCTCGACATCTGATAGAATAACATATAGAGAAGACGTAATTCAGGAGCTTCATCTTTATTAGAGTTGTAATCCCAATCAATAACGCTACGGTTACATATAAGACGATGTTGATTAAGAACAGGCTCAAGTGCATCAATGATACGATCTTCCTTCCTAACGTTTGCACGGACTTCTTCTATATCTATAGCTTGTTTGGTCTGTTGGAGGTGTTTCTTGAATAATTCGCATACTATTCCGTCACCAAAGTTTGTTTCGATGACAAGTTTAGTAACTCCATATCGTTTACATCCTCTAAGTATATCCAACAAGGTGCTGTCTGAGTATCCGTCTCTGTAAGCTCGCATTTCATGCAAGTAAAGGAACCCGTTCTTTTGGGATAGATAACAAGCTGCTGTCTCATCTGTTCCTCGTCCAGAGGGGTCAATAGAACAAATTGTTTCAGTGTATGGTCCCCATTCTCCCTGTAACTGCATTGGAGAGTAAAAATAATCTCCTGGGAGTCCGACTGTTGGGAGCTCTTTGATAACGTTTCGGGGATCGGCGCACCAAACAATGGCATCTGGAGCTTCAGTAGGGTTAACGGCAGTAACAATAAGGTCTGCCATCTTAAGGGGGAATTTCTCTGCATCGGATAGGGAGGTATCTAGCATGAACTGGAGCATGAAGTTAGATCTTCCCATGGAAGCTTCACGGTCTACCAGATCATCATCATCAAATCGGTCAGGGTCTGTACAGGCACCTGATTCAGCACCTGTATCTATGTCTTCTTGTAGCTGTGGAGCTATTAATCCTTCATAGTTGGCAAGGTCTTTTGGGTATCTTGCGGGCCAAACGAAGGGACGATACGAACGCTCTGCCAACTTACGATAAACAGTAAAAGTAGTCTGAGGAGTCCCGAGATACATAATACGAGAATCGTTTTTCGGCGTAAGGATGGATTCAGCTTCTGTACAGAGTTGAAGTAATTTTTCACGCATTAACTCGGTCATGGAGTTTCCAGGAACTTCTATATCGTCCAAAATCATTAAATCCGCTCTGCTTCCTGTTAGCTGACCAGTGATGCCCACCGACTTTACGCTTGGGGCTTGGTGAGGTGAACAGTTTACGTCGAAGCTGATGCGACTCCAGCGAGAATCGTCTGCTTTGGGTCGAAGATGATTTAGCCATGGGGTTTCGATAATAAGTTTCTGTAGGAAAATGGACATGTTGTCTGCTCTCTCTTTAGAGGCAGAAATTATCATTATTTTCTTTTCAGGATCTTTAAAGAGAGTCCAGAGGACGAAGGCTCCAGTGATCCAACTCTTTCCAACACCACGGAAAGCTTGAATTTGGAGACGTTTAGGTCCATGTTGAAGATAGTCTGCGATTGCATATTGAGCTCTAGTAGGAAAAGGTAAATCAAGTTGTTCCCAAAGTGCAGTTAGAAACAACTTAAAATCTTCTTGTAGGGTAGTTACAGTATCAGTCATTATCCTCTATTCAAACGACTTTTAGCATTAGTTCTAGCAAGTTGCCATCTACCACTTGTTTTACCACCATTTTTATAGTGCCCTGCTTCATAATTTTTACCAGGTTTCTTTTTACCTCGTTTTAATAAAGAAGCTACTAAAGCTTGAGCATTAGCAATTAAGCTCTTACCTTTTTTAGTTTTATTATATGCTTTTTGTTGAGATTTATGATTACCGTTAGCGTATTTGGGTCCACTAAACCTTTGCTTTACCATATACTCTCCTATTAACTAGTTCAGGGTCAATTTTTGGCATAACAGCAGCTAGTTTAGATAAAGCACTGCCATCATATTGAGCACCACTTATATCATTAGTTTTTAACCAGTCACATGCTGCTTTTAAATCTTGGGTAGATGCTTCGCCACCTTTGACCCGTTTAAGAAATTCAGAGGTAACGAGATTATGTAATTCATTAAATTGGTCTTCGGTTGCTTTATTCATCACACATTTACAGAATTAGGACCTTTGTTTTTAATTTGCTCACGTCTGATTTTCTTCTGACGAGGTGTTAAACCTTTGAAAGGATCTTCTCTGCCTTGTATGTGTGGTGCGTAGTAACCACCTGGTGGATGACGTGTAATTTTTTTATTCATTACCCTATTTTTAATTTTGAATTATTAGTGGCTTCTTTCATTAAGAATCCTCTTTATATGCAATAATCATTAAGTTTGATTCTTGACCAGTTGCATTATTACGTGCATGTATCTTAGTATTAGCTAGATTAGCCTGATCCCAAGGTAATTTAAATTTATACTTCTGACCTGCTGCTACAAATGTAGTAGTAGAACCTGAAGATTCATTAAAAGCAATTCTAGCATCTTTATCTCTTACATAGATTTCTACTAATCTATGTGCCCAAGGAATAGAAACATTCTGATCATTATCAGTACAGGTTAATTGATAATAACCTATAGGTTCCTTGAACTCGTCATTATGGTGACTCATTTGTTTTAACTAAATAGTTTTTCTTTTACAATTTTAAGTGCTTGATCGTCTAGTTTGTTATCAGTTCTAGCGACATAAGCTTCTAATAAATCTACTACAAGCTTCTTTACTGAATCTGACTTCAAGAAGGCGAATAGGATGGGCTTGATTAATACGATCATTGTTATAAGGGGATTAAGGTTTTTTATCTAATGTACCACGAGTGGATTTAATTGAAGTTTTACCGTAAACTTTTTTAGATTTTACAGCAACTACTTTTTTAGATTTTGATTTTGACACTTTGGCCTTTTCTTCTGCCATGGGAATTTAAATTCTTCTTTAGGTTGACATGCAGTTTTAGCTGCTAATACTTCAGCTTCTGCTTTTTTAAATGCAGAGATAGGAATAATATCACTACATAAATGATATACACGAGTACCAGGCAGTATCATAAAACCTTTTTGTTGAAGGTTCGCACATTCCTTAGCTCTAACTAATTCATAGTCTAGAGCCATTTTAGCTTCCTGCCTGGCTGCTATTGATTTACATCTTTCTACAATAGATCCATCTAATGGAACCATAAAATTAACTTGGAATCCCCAGTTCTCAGCTACAGTATAGCTCGATTGATCCATATTCTCATCGAATGGAGTAGTATGATTCCCCATATAAAACGGGGAGAATGTCATAGTACTACCATTACAACTAATATTTGGACCCATTATT